ATAATTTGTTCCGCTTGAGGAAGAAAGCAAACCGTTGATTTGATAATAACCAGCAACAGTTGGAGTAAAGCGATAAGTAGAAGTATTGAAACAGTTATTGGTATCAAATACTTCAGTATCTAATTGGAGTTTTGTAATAACACCAGCAGATACAGATTGATTTGCACTCATGCCAACATTAAAAGCTGGACCAGTGCCACTAACTCCAGTAGCTAACTCAGGTTGAGTAATGATTGCATCAGGCAAACCACCAGCACTAATACCAGTAATTGTTCCTGTTCCGTTAATAGTAATTGCCATATATATTCCTTAAAGGATAACCCAGTTAGAGCCACTAGGTATTGTTACTGTTACACCGTCAGCAATTGAAATTGCACCAGCACTCATACCATTTTTACCGCTTGTAATTGTGTAGCTTGCTGAAATTGTTTGGCTGTTCTCATAAATTGCACCGCCAGCCTGTGCGCCGCCAACTCCACCCCATGCTCCGTCTACATAACCTTCAAACGAGTCTAAGTCTGAATTGTATCGCAACATACCGTCAGTTGGCGAGCCAGAACGCTGTGCAGTTGTACCGACAGGTAGCTTAATCTGACCTGTGCCAGATAGTGTGACATCACCTGAAGCAGCTACTGTAGTAAATGCACCAGAAGCAGGAGTTGTTCCACCAATAGCACCATTTAAAGCACCAGAAAAGCCACCAGAAGCAGTTACAGCATTGTCTTTAAGCAAAACACCGTCTACTGTGACACCTGCTCCAGAAGTCTTTTCTCCTACTGTGTCTGAATATAGACCAACAGCAGTTAATGAATCGCCACCTGCACCTGTCTGAAATTCTTTCAAATCCGCCATCAATTGACGAATAGCATTATTGATTCCGCTAGGTGGGCAACCTTCAGCAATATTAATACTGTTTATGTCAGTATTATTCGCTGGGTCGGCATCAAATTCTGAGATTTTTGTCTTTGCCATGATTTATAATTCCTTTATGCAATTATCTTACTTAACTGTGCCTATTTCAATCTTTTTGGGCAGATTATCCTATGAGTATTTTGGTCTTATAGGTGCTTCTATTACCTTCCTAATAATCCTTGCATCTGCTCTTGTTCTCTTTCTCTTAGCAAATCAGAAACAGAACCACCAACAGCTACTCCTAAAGGAGAACCGTAACTTCCTTGCAAAGAAGGAGCAGTTACACCTCTAGTAGCTTGATAAGCTGATGTAGCACCTCTTAATGGCTTAACAACAGTAGTTAAACCAGTAATACCAGCTCCAGTTGCAACATCACCGCCAGCCATTGTCATTAAACCAAGTCCCTTTGCTGCATCTTCAAATATTCTTGCAATTTCGTAACCTGTTTTAGATGGGTTAGTAGATGCAGATGGTGTTAATGTTTTAGACAAAGCTACTCTAAAATCTCTTAAAGATTTAACTTGCTCAGGTGTAAATATCTCATTTGTTAGAGAAGAACCTTTACCCATAATTAATTCATCAATTTCTTTAACAATCTTAGATGATGGCTTTACATTACCTTGAGTGTCTTGAACTAATCTTAAATAAGCTGCTTGCCTAAACTCATTAAACTGGTCTGAGTTCTCTCCAAAAATATCTTTAAATTTCTTAGCAACTCTTACAGCAGTTTGGTTTTCACCAATTTTTGAGCTACCAAATAGATAGTTCATTGTTTCTACTGGTGTTAAGTCTTTGCTAACAATCTTATCAATAATCTTTTGAGCATCAACATCTGCTGATTTTGGGTCTACTTTAAATTTGCTGTAGTAATCTCTTGCAATAGCTCTTGCATCTTTAAGTTTTGCTAATTGCTCAGGGTCACCTGATGCCAAACCTTTAGTAATTGTGTCATCTAGCCAATTATCAAATTCATTTCTGATAGTAGAAATTACTGCTTTATCTGTGTCATTAGTAGCAGCACCATAAAAAGAATTTAATTTCTTTCTAGTATTTTCTAGTGACTTTAGATTGATGTCAGTAATATTGACACCTTCCATTTTTGGAACAGCATTTTTAACTTCATCAAATGCTTGAGATGCTGATGGAGTTAGCTTTGGGTCAAGCACCAAGTTCTGTTCTTGGATAACCTTGCCAATTCTTAAAGGCATTTCTTCAACAGCAGAAACAGGGATATTTAAAGCTCTTAAATCGGTTGCATCATAAGCCTTTGAAACACCGCCCTTCATTTGTTGCTGTTTACCCCTAAGCATCTCATAGATAGCTCCGCCAGCTTCAGTTTGTGTTGTAGCTCTAGCTTCTGGAGCAATTGCTCTACCAACAACACCAGCTTCTTCTTCAATTGCTTTTCTTTGACCAATGTCAAATCTTTGCATAATCTTTTCAGCCAAGCTACCTCTCGCTGCATTTCTCATTGCTTCTTCACTAGCAATCTGTCTTACATCACCAGTTGCTTGACCTAAAGTCAATGGGATTCTTCCAGTATCAGCAGAACTAGCTACAGATGTAACTCTCTGAGCTTCTTGAGCAAATTTAGAGCCTAAGTTCTTATAAGCGTCAATAATTGCTTGTTTACCTTTTTCACCAAACTCATCAAAGTTAATTCCAGCAGACTTTAGTTGGTCTTTAAATTGAGCTGATATATCTCCAGAAGCATTAAATACTGGCTTTTTTGCTCTAATATAAGATGTTAAGGCATCACCAATTACTTGACCACCTGCACCAAAAGCAGCGTCTAATCCAACTCTTAAAGAATCAAATTCTTGTTGCGAGCCTAACATTTGTGCAGCAGTTTCTTTACCAGCAGAAATTCCGCCAGTACTTAAACCAGCAATGCCAAGTCTTGTACCTATGCCTTTAGCCAAACTAGCTAATTTTGATACAGGCATAAATTGGTATAAATCACCAATAAATCCAAAAGCATCTACAGGAGATAAGCCCTGTTTGTTGGTGTAAAAAGGCTTTCCATCAATAACTACATAAGGGTTTCCTTGAGCATCTTCACCGCCCTGAGAGCCTTCTACAGACTTTAAAATAATGTCCTGTAAAGCTCTAGGCTCAGTAGTAGACATATATCCTAAGAATGTCTTAAAACCCTCTAATCCCTTAATTTTTGCACCAGTAAGAACTTCTCCTGTTTCAGCAGTAGGAACTGGTAACTTTGGCAATCCTAAATCTTCAGTTGTTTTAGAATCAACGGAAGGCTTTTCCATTCCTTCAAATGGGTTTCCTTGTACTGGTGTAAGAGTAGCCATTAATCACTCACCTTATAATATTGATTACCTCTTTGGATATAGTAAGCACCATCCTTACCCTTATCTGCTTTTACTTGCTTTCCTGCAATTGTAAAGTATAAATAATCTGGTTTTTCCATATTTTCAAATGGACTCTTAATTTGGTTTGGGTCTGCACCAAAGTTTTTAGCAAAAGACTTATATGTATCAACATCATTTTGAACATTCTTAGAGTAGCTATTCACCATGTTATAAGCAGTAGACATGATGTTATTTCTCTCTTGTTCTGTCAATGTTCCACCTCGTGCAATTTTGTCAGCTAAACCAACAACATTTTGAGGGATACTTCTGCTACCTTTAATTGTATTAATGTCACCTTGCTGAACAGCTCCAGATGGGTCATAAATCTTAGCAAGACCATAAATTAGAGTAGAGTCTGTAGCTGGATTAGCTTTGTCTTTCCATGCACCAACCATTGCATTGTATCTACGACCAACTTCTCTGTAATCTTTTACCTGAGCATTAAAGTCTTTGACATTGCCAGCAGCAGCTTGAGCCACAGCAGTAGGGTCAGCAGTATTAATTTTAGGAGCTTTATTTACATCAGACTTCTCAATGTAATTCTGTACTCTTAATCTGTCATCATCAGTAAATTTATCTGGTGTCTTTAATCTTCCGCCTTCATCTTTAATGCCTAATACACTAACAGCTTCTTTGACTTGGCTAGGAACATCAGTCATTTTCATTGTTGCACCGCCCAATAATGGCAATGCTTTTTCAATATTAGCTAATTCTTCCCACTTGCCCATTGATGCGAGAACAGGAGCAATCTTATTAATATCGTATGTATATCCAGTAAGTTTTTGAGTTGGAGCTTGATAAGCAGGGTAATCTTCTCCTGCATAATCAGTTAATGGAGCTGGCACAGTCTCATACTGAGGTATTGCTGCATTTGCATACACTTTTCTTAACTGTTGAGCTTCATTCTGCTTTCTTACCATTTCACTAATTTGAGTGGCTGTTAGCATTTCTTTTAGTGATTTATCCATTGAGCTTTGATAACCACTATAACCACCTAACAAAGCCTGACCAATTGCCTGACCAGTTCCTACTGGGCGAGCTTGCCCACCAGAAGCAGCTAATAATTGAGCAATAGCATTTAAAGCACCCATATTGAGTGCTTCATTCTTCATTTGTCCATATTGCTCTTGCCCAAATAATTGAGCTAGTGGATTGGTGTCTAATAATGCCATGTTCTTATCCTAATAATGAATAAATGTTAGGTGTTCTTGCTCTAGTTTGCAACAAAGATAATGTAGGTGAATAATCAACTACTCCATAAGGTTGAACTTGTCTTTGTGGAAATCCTGATGCTGTTTTTGGTTGTTCGCCAAATAATGTTTGACCTAATCTTAATGCTCTTTGTGCATCAGATAAACTTAAAGTAGTAGGAGCTGTAACCCCTGTGATTCCTGCTGTTCCTGCTGGTAGAGCTTCTGCACCGCCTAAATAACCTAAACCACTCGCTGCATTAGTTCCTACAGTACCCATGCCAGCACCTAATGAAGTACCTGCCAATGAGCTTGTGCTAATTCCTGTACCACCTGCTGCACCTGCTGGAGTTCCTGCACTTAATCCAAATCCTGTAGTGCCAGAGCCTACTGCACCTGTTTCAGCACCACCTAAAGCAGCAGAGCCTAAAAAGTCAGTAGCCACAGCTTCTGTAGCAGTAGTAGCTGTTGCTGAAGCAGCCGCAGCTTCCGCAGCCGCAGCACCAGCTTGAGCAGCTTCCGCAGCAGTCGCACCTTCAGCCAAAGCAGCAGCTTCTGCACCTTCCGCAATAGCAGCAATCTCAGGAGCATAATACATACCTGTAGCAGCAGCTACTGTGTACCAGCCGCCCGGAATTTCCTCATTGACCTTATCGTCAATCCATGAGCCAGCATCCTTGAGAGGGTCTGTTACTGTATCTACTACATTGTCAATAAAGCCACCGCCACTCATAGAGTATTCTCCACAATTACATACTTTTCAGTAAATCCTAATCTTCTCCAAAGTCTAGCAATTGATTCTCTTGCTGCACCTTGAACCTTTGTAGCTCCCTGAGTCTTTAGTAACTCTGTGAACTCTTTGTATATTTCTTTGTCGCTTATAAACTTACCGCCAATAGTGGTGATAAAAGCAACTCTGTCATTCGGATAGTTTAGGAAAGATACTGTGCAACATCCTTTAATCTGTCCTAAATCATCTAAAGCAACTATTAACTGCCATTGTCCGCTTGTTAAATAAACCTTAACTTGGTCTAGAGAGTAGTCATCAGAATACTGTAAAGCATCTCCAATGAACCTACTAACTAGATTCCAAGTTTGTGATACGAAGTTCTTATGAACTAATTTTAGAATAATGAGCCACCTAATAAACCACCTAATGCAGCACCGCCTAAACCTGCACCAGTAGGATTCATAACATAACTACCAAAAGAGCCTAAAGTATTTGCACCACCGCCCATTAGGTAATTAATACCTTGACCGCCTAAGTAACCTAAACCAGCACCAGCCAAGCCACCAATAATAGGGTTGCTAGGCATAGTCTGAGATTGTGTGCCATAAGAACCCATAGGAGAGCCATAGACGCTTGATAAGTAGCCAGATAGCTGTTGATACGGTAATTGCTGTGCAAAGTTGTAACGAGCCATTTGCTCTTGTAATGGTAGGCTTGCGATTTGCTCTTGAGCTGCACCAACCTGAGCCAATTGTTGAGATGGCAAGAACTGTTGTCCGTAGATGCTAGGAGCTGCTGATGCTAATTGAGCCTGACCTAACTGAGCTTGCTGTTGCAATCCTCTTTCAGCCATATATTGCTGATTAGCCATGTTAGATGTAATGTCACCTAAAGCACGAGCCTGAGCTTCTGTAGCCTGACCTAAAGCATTTTGCATTGCACCAGAGCCATAACGACCAGACTTTGAATAAAGACTAGCAATGCTTGGTAGAACTTGCTGAGAGAACTGTTGCTCTAGTGGGCGAGTAGCAGCTTGCATAGCAGCTTGCTGATAAGGGCTACCTTGTAAGAATCCACCGCTTGCAGTAGCACCAATACCTCCTAGAGCCTGTTGGTAAGCCTGTTGAGCTTGCTGTAGCACAGGGCTTGATTGGCGAGCCAGAGCTTCCTGTTGAGCAAGAGCTTCAGTAGTTTGAGCTGATGGACTGACATAAGTCTGACCAGCAAAAAACTCAGGTTGCTTTCCTGTCAAGAATAGAGACTTAGCTCTTTCCAAACCTGTTGTAAGGTAAGGTAATAACGCTGGGTCTACTGATGATGTGGTTACTGTTTCTGCCATAATAGCTTCCTTTTATCCTACTACTACATAATCAAAAGTTTTACCTGCGATTGAGTTAGCAGGATGACTAATTACTGCACTTCCATTAGTTATTGAACTAATATAAGGGTTTGTGAATATATTGCTTGTGTAACCATTGCTAGATAAGTAGCTCATGGTTGCTATTACTGATGGTGTTGATGGTCTTGTAGGGCTTGTTTGAGCTGGTAACTGCTCAATTGTTACTGAAGTGCTTGTTGTAGCCCACATAATTTCTATGTAGTCATTTTTAGCTAATGCAACAAAAAAGTTTAATCCTGCAATCAGGTGACCATTAACTCCACCATGACTATTTGGCACAGAAAACTTACTATTAGAACCTGCTATATCAGTTCCATTTTTTCTAAACCAAACATCTACATCTTGAATCTGTGTATCTGAATTTGCAAACTGTAGTGAAAACTGCAAATTATATAAACCTGAGTAACCTGCATTTAATCTACTATCATTACTTAATGTCACACCTTCAGCATAATCTGTAGTGTTATATTTAACAGCATAAGCTGTTGTAGTGTTTGCTGCACTTTGGTCTGTAGTATCTTGAAATGCTCCATACGGAAAGTAAGCACTTGCAGAAGTATCATCTGTAGGACATAACAAAATAACACTATCTACACCAATGCGAGCATCTGTAATAGTTGTAGTGCTTGCACCACCTGTTGCTAGAGTGACAGTACCAGTATTATTTGTCTTGCCATTCATAATGCCATTGACTACCTCAGCCACACCACGAGGGTCTGCACCGAATGGTGGTAAAACACGAAACATTATCTACCACCCATAGGTACGATTTCTACATCAGCACCAATGATTGAGTCCCAATTAGCACCTGTAGGACTAAACTGTAATCTGTGGTATCTACCCATGCTTCTCAATGACACCCTGTTCTCTGAGTCTGCGGAAGTTGCCGAACCAAATACAACCTGTTCTGTGAGCAAGTTTCTTGAAACGACTGCAACATCACATGAGCCATTATCTACAATTGGCTGAACTAAAGTAATTGCTGACTTACGATTTTCAAGAGACAGCTCTCCTGTCTGAATTGTAGCAGTAGAATTTGCTCCTGTAAATGTCACAATTTTGCTACCACGAACACCTGCAAATAGCAATTTTCCACCTAGCCAAACTCTAGAATCCAAGCTACTACCCAAAGCATCAATAGACGCAGAGAAAGCATCTAAGCCTTCCATAGTAACTGATGGGCTAGAAGCTGAAGCCACTCGGTCTACATCTGTAGTTCCGCTTGCCCACTTCTTAGTCTGGAAGTTATAAATCAACAACTTATTGACATCACCGCCACGACCCTTTGAAGGATAAGCCCAGATAACTAGGTTCTTGATTGGGTCAATCGCAGCAGACATATTGAACAAGTAAGTCTCGTCTACATCATTAAAGAAGTAACGGTCTACCTTTTCGCCACCGATTGAGACAATATTTTGACCGTCACAGCTATAGAATCCGTCATCTGCCAAGAAAAAAGTCACCCCTTGATACTGGATAACTGAGTTAGCTTCATAACAGCCTAGATTTCTAGCAATGTTGTCAAACTGGAATACCAATGGGCTACCGACATAAGTCATGCGATAAATAGACCTATCCATCAGGATTAAGCCAAATTCGCCACCTGTCACACCAACAATTGAGCCACCGTCAGGAATCTCTTGGTAATCTGACTGAGTTGTCGCTGAATCAGCCCAGCTTGTCTCATCATTCAATGCAGACCACTTAACCCTAAAAGGATTAGATGAGCTTGAATGACCAGTAACCACAAAGTCACGAACCACAGTCACATAGCGAGCTGTTGGTGCATCTGCGGACAAATCAGCCCATGCTGTAGAAGTTCCTAATAACCATCCTTGTAGCTTATCTGAACCGTTGGCAGCGATTACTCGGTTTCCGAACTGGGTAAATCTCCATCTCTGGTCTGTAGGAGTTGTATAAGTAGCTCCAGATACATCATCCAAAGAACCATCAGCAGAATCTAACTTATAGAGGTTAGTTGAGCTTCCAGCAAATAATGTTGTAGAGCCATCAGGGTTTTTACCAGCTACCACATTGTTTAAGGACTCAGATGCACTAGCAGAATAATCCACAGCCAAAGGGATGCCACCATAACCAATAGCTCTAGAGTAGACATTATCCGCCTTCATTAAAGCACCTGTGACAGAAGGCTGGTCAGGTAGCCACTCACCAAAAGTTATGCGTTGATTCGCCATTCTTCATTCCCATTATTTATAGGAGTCCATGTATCTGAACTCGGTGTAATTTCTGTCCATGATTCGTTACCAGCACTCACCGCTTGCCAGTTATCCACAGGAACTGTTGTTTGTGTCCAAGACTCTGTACCTGCTGTCTGAGCAGTCCAGTTATCACCAAGAATATTGCCTAAACACCGTACAGAAGCTGAGTTAGCAATTGAGCCTGATGAGCTAAATACTGCATTTGCTGTACTTGATACTGTCGCAATGGCTGTAATACTTCCTGCACCTGAGTATTCAACTCCACCCAATGCTGTAACTGTTGATAATCCATTGATAGCTCCAGTAGATGTACGAACCCTTATAGAATCGCTTGAAACAGCTCCAGAAGCGTTAATTGAGCCTGATGCACTTAATACCCTTGCTCCGTTAGCAGAAACGCTTGTAGAGCCTGTAATAGCTCCTGAGCTAAATAAGTCTCTGTAGCCAATAGCAGATACATTGGCTGTTGAGCTAATAGCTCCTGATACTGTCCTAATCCTGATGCTATCTGAGCTGACTGTTGCTGTTGCAGAAACAGAGCCTACTCCGCCATATACAGCATATCCATTGGCTTCAGTCTGTGCATTGCCTGTGATTGAACCACTAAAGAATAGGATTCTGCTAGGGGTTACAGATACTGTGGCATCTGAGCTAATCGCACCAACTCCGAGTCTTTCTCGGTATCCACTACCTGAAACTGTGGCAGTAGAGCTAATGCTTGCAGGATTATTAAAGTAAACAGTTACAGAGCCATTCCACAATTCGCTATCTAAAGACAGATTAATGCTGTCAATAGAGCCAATGGCATCAATGGCTTCAAGAGTCCAGACTCCTGTGACCCTATCTTCGTACCAGTCTAGGTCTAAAGAATATTCAAGGTCATCTAGGCTTCCGAACTGGTCTAACTGTTCTAGAGTTAGTGGCATTAGGCAAGAGTTACACTCAAGTTACCAGAAGCAATCTTGAAGATGTCTCCTGTAGCAATCGCCTTAGAAGTATCCAAAGCAGTATGGAATAGCAAGTTGCCAGAGCTAGAAGCATCATGGATACCAATATGAGTCACAGTACCCCAATCAGCAGTAGCTTGTGGGAACTCAACCGCAGCAGAGTTTGTAGTCACACCGTTGCTAGGTGAGCCAAAAGTCACAGCAGTACGAGCATAAGAACCGCCTGATACTTCAGTACCAGAGCCAGCGTCTGTAGGGTCGCTAGTAAATAGACCAACATAAACTGTTGATGGGCTTGTATAGCTTGAGTTGCGGAGAACTGCATTGATAACTGCATTTTCCAAATAATTTGACATTTCAGCCATGATTTTTCCTTATCTGCTTGTTAATTTCATTGCCAAAGGCACTCCAGAATAC